AAAAATGAGAAAGGAGGAATAAAATGACCACTACGCAAGAAGATTACATGAGACGCCTTGCTAATATTCAGAATATGGGCGGCGTTTCTGTGTTATCAATCAATACCAAGAAAGAGCCTCGTTTTGTTATTAACGCTGATACTCGTGCCATTACGATTCCTGCGGTGTTTAAGTTTCTTGGTGTTAAAGGCGATCATAATGCAGAAACCATTTTCTTCGAGATTGACCGTTATTTCGACGGCCATGATTTAAGCGAAGAGACTTGTATCGTCCAGTACAAAATGGTGGGATATACCGGAGTTGAACTTGGCGAAGGATTCTTCCCTGTCACTCAGATTGATATTACAACTATTCCCGGAAAAATAATTTTTGGCTGGACAATCCGAAATACTGTGACAGCTGAGGCAGCTACGGTATCTTTTTCTGTTCGATTCTATAGTATTGAAAATATCGGAAATATTTCGACCTTTAAATACAACTTTAACACACTAGAGGCGTCTTTGCCCGTTCTTGACACGCTCAATACTAGTAATTCCTCTCCTATTTATAAAGCTGAAGAAGTGGAATCAATAACGGCAAAATTTGATTCAGCCGTAAAATCAGCCGAATCCAGTGCTAAAATATCTTCTCAATATGCTGATATTGCTGCCACAAATGCTACAAACGCTATTGATGCCGCAAAGTCGGCGATCAACTATGTGAATACAAATTGGTCGCCAGAACTCAAAAGGGCCATGCTTCAGCTATTTGAGTCGGTTGCCAACAGCGACGAAACCGTCCGTGCTGCCTACACATCCATCAAAGAGGCATGGGAAGCCACTGTTGTGGTTGCAAATTGATATATGCTCATCTCTGTGTGGGATGGGCGCTTATTTTATTGGAGGTGTTTATGAACCTTATCTATTCAAATGAAGGCTTCAAGGCTACTAAGTTTTCAGAGTCGCAGAGTTATAGTCTTGATGAAATCACCTTCTTTCTTGATAAAAAATACGTTAAACTGCGGCTTTATCTGGTTCTGAAAGACCAGAAAAATCATCTGGATATTGTTGGGCTCAAGCAGGTCAATAGCACAAGTACCAACTATTATAACTACGAGTGCGACATGACTGCTCCCGTTAAAGCTTGTGACGGCCCCTGTTCTGTTAGTATCATGGGTATCGATCCTGCTACGGAAACTATTGCTTTGTCAACCGGCTGCTTTGCACTGAATATCAAAAATGACATCTATAATTTCAAGGCTCAAATCGCCATGCTTGAAGAATTCAATCGAAATGCAGCGGACATCTATAATAAGACGCTCGCTCTTTATCAGGGTGTGGTGCAGATGTCGGAAGTCAATGTTCAGATGCTGAAGGAGGTCGATAATTCGTGATCACTTCTTCTCATGAATACATGCAGCGTCTACAAGACATCCAGAACCAAGACAACCTAAAAGAACTTGTGATGCTCCCTTCTGATGAGCCAAGATTTATTATCGACGCTAACGAGCGCACGATTTCTATTCCCGATGGCTTTACTTTTCTTGGTGTCTTAAACGACCACAATGCAGAAACCGTTTACTTTGAGATTGACCGGTACTATGATCAGACTGATCTCAGCAAAAAGACGTGCATTGTCCAGTATGAATCTAGGGCAAACAAGCATGGCGGATTTTATCCTGTCACAAAATTGGATATTACAACCGTGCCTGGCAAGATCATTTTTGGATGGGAAGTTCAGAATGATGCAACATCCTGTCCTGGAGATCTTGAATTTTCGGTAAGATTTTACTCCACAAAACAGGACGATGACAGGATTATTTTTAGTTATAACTTTAACACAGAAGTCGCTGTATTGCCAGTTAAAGACGGGTTGGATACTATGGAGAAGTCTGTACAGATTGAATCTGGAGAAGTGCAAACCCTGACTGATAAATTCACTGGTCTCTTAAAATACGCCAAAGAGGTTCAGGAGCGTGTTGAGAGCGTCGATATTGTAACTTTAGACGCCATCAATGCGGCTAATACGGCGACTCAAAAAGCCAAAGAAGCCTCATCCAGTGAAGCTATTGCCACGGAAAAGGCAAATGCCGCCATTAGTTGCGAACAGATTGTTGTTGCGAGCAAAGAAGCAGCTGCGACCTCGGAACAAAAATCCAAGACTAGTGAACAAAACGCTCGGACATCCGAAAAAAACGCCTCTAAAAGTGCGACTGCAGCGGCCAGATCAGAAGCTAATGCTAAAGCAAGCGAAAATGCCGCCAAAATCAGCGAAACGAATGCTGCGTCAAGCGCCGCTAGTGCGAAGGAAAATGCAGATAAAGCACTCTCTGTAGCCTCGCCACCTGATAAAACGCTGACTCAAGAGAATGTTCCTGCAGAAGCCAAGACGACTGGTGACGCCCTGAAGGATCGTTACACCAAGTCAGAGGCAGATGCGAAGTTTTCTTTGAACCCTGCCACAGCAGATACTCTTGGTGGGGTAAAAATTGGCACAAACCTTACTATCTCCGAAGATGGCACATTGAATGGTCCTACCTTGCTGGCATTCCAGTGGGGTACTACTGCTCCAACAACTCTGCCTGAAGGGACGATATATATCCAATATAGTACATAAGGAGGTGGTGTAATGAGTATCTATGTCGGAGTCGCAATTACTTCCGTCACCATCACCGAAACAAATGTGGACAGTTATTTTACATCTTCTAATGGGTCGTATACGTTTGTGTAGAGTGGCGGTACTCTCGAAAATAATAACAAAAACATAGATTCAACCAGCGCAACAATCACATTAACCGCAAAGCAAACATCTTCCATTAGATTTAACTATGGATGGGGATCTGAGGCAAACTATGATAAATTTACTATCGTAGTGGCCGGAACAACTGTGATAAGCTCTGTTAGTGGGACGGGTTCTAATTCTTAGAGTGGAACGATTTCTAAAGGACAAACAATTTCTCTAACCTATTCTAAAGATGGTTCAGGCAGTAGGTATGGCGATTATGCACAAATTTACAATGTCGTTTTAAGCGGCCTTCCGAGCGCAATCGTTCCTGTTGCGGCTCAGAAATTATATTTCGGCCTCCCAGAAGGTGGCGGCAATGTGGTAGTGCAAAAAGCGTACATTGGTGACGCCACGAATACTCCGCGATTGTGGTATAGTGCCACATAAAAAGAAAGAAGCCCTCGGCTTTTGGCTAAGGACCTCTTCCCCACATACATATTAGAGTAGGTAACACATAATTTGCTCGACGAAAGTAAATCATGCTGTAACATACTATATCATGATGTGTTAAATTTGTCAACGTAAAAAGAATCGAGGTGATTAAAATCATATGGACGAATTATTGAATTTTATCCTAAATCATCTCGGCTCAGTGATGGCCGGGAGCAGCGGATTGATCGCCGTTATTATGTCAGTGATACAAGTCTCTAAAATCGAGATCAATCCATGGTCTTAGGTAGCCACTCACATTGGGAACGCCCTGAATGCCGGTGTGATGAACGAGATCAAAGAAACCAAATCCGAGCTCAAAGATATCCGCTCCGAGCAAGAAGAGACTCGTAAAAAGCTAGATAATCACATCGAAAAGGGCGAAGAAGACAAGGCTGATGGTTATCGTAGTCAGGTGCTGCGCTTCAATAATGAGCTCGTTCGCGGGCTCGGCCACACCGAAGAAGACTTTGATGACATCCTTGATGTCATTGGGAAGTATGAAGATTATTGTAAGACCCATTCCAACTACAAGAACAACAAGATGCCCTTCGCCATCAAGAACGTGGGGCGCGTATATGACGAAATGCTACGCACTAATGGTTTTTTAAAACCAAAAGAATAAGATTACGTAACTCATGACCTCGAACGATGTGTTCGGGGTCTTTTATTTTTTTTATCAGGAGGTATATTATGATGGACTTTTTCAATCAGGTTGTTGCTACTATTGCACAGTTGGCCGTCGCAGGTGCTGGCACCGCTTTTATGGTCTATGGTATCCCATATCTCAAGAAAATTGGCGTCTATAAGCTTGTCCAGATGACCGTTCGTGCTGCTGAGAAGGTCGGCGCAACTGGTGTTATCAAGAAAGCTGACAAGAAGAAGTATGTTGTCGCTGCTCTTGAGAAGATGGGTGTTACGATCACTCCGACTATCGACATGATGATCGAGGCTGCCGTCAAGGAGCTGGATATTCAGAACGAGAAAATCGAGAATGAGTTGAAGAAGAATTGAGGTGCGCCGCATGGCAGTAAATACATACTCAATGAAGAAAGATTGGAACAAAAAGGTGTCGGCTCATTTCTCCGTCTATGAGTTCGCCTGCTCTGATAAAAGCGATACCGTTCTAATCGATACAGAACTTATCTACATTCTTGAGCAGGTGCGGGCTCATTTTGGCAAGCCTGTCCATATTAACTCCGGCTACCGCTCCCCTTCTTACAATATTTCCATCGGCGGCAGTCCTCGCAGTCAGCATTGTTTGGGTACGGCAGCGGACATTACCATCAAAGGTATTGACCCGATTCGAATTGCGCTATATTTGGCTTCCATGCCTTATTTCCAGAAACGGGGTGGTATCGGCTATTACAGTCGAGTGCAGTTAACAGGAGGCTTTGTTCATGTTGATGTGCGGAGCTGGAAGTCTCGCTGGATCAGTAAGGTTGGCACTGCATATGTATCGGTGAGTAAAATCATGCCTACGATTCGTCAGGGTGCGAAAGATTGCACTGGCGGCATTTCGTATACAGTCACCGTGCTGCAGAGACATCTAGGCGTAAAAGCGGACGGTATCTTTGGAGCAGGCACTAAGGCAAAACTGATGGAATGGCAAAAGGCACATGGCTTAAGTGCTGACGGTATCTGTGGACTAGCTACATGGGGTTCGTTTTGATGGAACATCAGAATACTCTTCGTGCAGGAGATAAAATCAAATTAGACGGAATACTATATTCAAACAGCCAGACACATTGTGGGATGTGCCGCTCTGGTGAGTGGTTTATTTATGATGGAAAACTTGTCAATGGGCGGTATCGAGTGACAAATCTTGAAAGCCGTATTGGCAAGTATCCAATCTCAGTAAATGTGTCAGGCTATGTTGAGCCAGGTGATATTGAACTGATATAAAACGAATGGGGTATTGATCCTTAATTGGACCAGTACCCCATTTTTTAGCTTTGATTATTTTATCGATTCAGACAGCCACCCTTTCCAGCCGCCAACTGTGTGCGGACAATTATCCTGCTGTGCGACCAGTTCATTTAAGAGCGCTGCCAGCTCATCATCTGACAGCTCTCGAATTGCCTGTGCTTTATTATTTTTGTGACCAAATTTATCCCGGCTGTGCTTGTGCAGAATGAAACCGAGTGCGATATCAAGTATTGTTGGATTATTCATTAGTTTTATCCTTATATTCACCAAGTCCGTGCTTTTCTATTAGTTGTTTTCGAGTTTTTTCTCTGAAATCAGTCGCCTCTTCTATTGTATCGAAGTCTTGCGTTGCACGTTCTTTGGCAACTTGAACAGAAGCTCGGAATTTTCCTTTAACCTTAAATATCCCTCGGACTCCTGTACTGCTTCTCGAAGTTGCTTTTACGCTAAATACGCCAGAGACACGAGAACCATTCACGATTGTTTTCGCGTTTGCTTTTATAGACAGCTCTTTCATTTTGTCTGTATTATATTGTTGGCATCCACAGCTTAAAGGGTTTCTACGAATAGTTGTTGCAGGGAGTTCTTTTTCTTGTCCACAAATATTGCAGTGGCACAAATAAAGAGCGTTCCCATTATCATCCGTTCCTACTCGTTCTAATACGGTAACAGCTCCAAAAGTTTTGCCTGATAAATCTGCTCTCTTTTCTTTATAACGGCAACCGCAATCTTTCTTTTCTTTAAGATGAGACCCTACAATATCTACTTCGGCTCCGCATCTATGACAGATACAGTGCCACAATGGATCTCCGCGCTCAGTGCTGCCGTTCCGGCCGAGAACTTCTAGGTCGCCGTACCATTTACCAGTCTTGTCTTTTGCTATATGTTTTCCTGTTGTTCCTTTAGTCTTACCCATACTCTGCCTCAGCAAATATCAGAAGGCCATAAATCATTCATGGATACCCCACAAGCGTCCGCAATTTTTTGAAGAGTGCTCATCTTTGGGTCTACCTTCCCATTTTCAACATTCTGAATTGTAGTTGGAGAAATTTCAATTTTTTCTGCGAGACTGCGGATAGTGAATCCAGCCTTTTTACGTGCTCTTTTGATTCTTGTGCGGGGATTGAGAAGTTTATCGATATTGGCAGTTTGAAAACCAATCGTAAAAAATCTCTGTTGCTGCATTGAAATAGTTTTTAATGCAAAGCTTGCATCCATATCTTCCTGTGTGACGCCTTCAAGAACAAATCCACATGCTTCATCAAGAGTTGAAGTCATTTTTTTATGCTGGTGGACCATGGCAATTTTCATTGATACTTGACGCACAGGGAACCTACTGGCATTGTCGAGGTCAGCCTGATTAAAGGGTCTGTCTTTCCCCTCTCCAAGAGCTTCGCATAGCAGTCTATAAAGCTGGCCGAGACGATTAACGGTAATATTTTCCATAACAACACATCCTCCTATAACTTTCTATGAGTATTGTATCACTAAACTGTCACTGTAACAATTATCTGTTTGCACAAAAACCAACTGCAATTTTGTAACGCTTTGCTGTAACAAAACAAAAAGACGCAGGATTGCTCCCGCGCCCATCATGAGTACATTGTTGTTCAAATGCGATTTTCAATTTTAACGCTGCTTATGTAATGGCGTCACTAGGACGCCGGGGCTGCTGTGTCACATCAGAGCTCTTACGATTAAGACTCAAAATCGGATTCGACTACGGTGCTAGTGGTGTAAAATTCAAATTGGTGTCAAAGTGGTGTAAAACGATTCCGAAATAGATGATTTTAGTCGTAATATCGATGTTTTTCAACCATCGAGCAAAATTAGGTATATTATACCCGATTTTTCCAAGATTCTCAAGCCTTGTTCCATTCCTTTTTTTCCGAGAATGTTACAAATTTGGCAAAAAGAGCGGAAATTTCGGACACATTTCTCACTTGTGCTTTTTGCCCGCAGCGGCTTTGTTCCCGCCCACAGGGCCGCGGGGACGGCGGGCAGCAGCCTTGGACTGCAAAGCGGCCGAGCGGGTCTGGGCGCGGCCCTTGGCGGCTGCGGCGCGCAGGCCGTTCACCTCTGCCTTGGTCAGCTCGCGGTACTTGCCGGGCTGGAGCATTCCCAGCTTGACGACGCCCTCGGCGTTCCGCTTCAGACGGATGACCTCGAGGCCCACGGCCTCGCACATCCGGCGGATCTCGCGGTTCTTGCCCTCTTTCAGGGTCATCTCCATGACGGTGCGGCCCGGCTCGTCGGTGACGACGTTGATGGCGCAGGGCAGGGTCTTTGTGCCGTCGTCCAGCACGACGCCGGAGCTGAGCTTCAGGATCTGTGCCTCATCGGCCCGGGGCTGGACGGTGACGCGGTAGAGCTTGGAGATGCCGCCGGACGGATGGGTGACGGCCTGTGCGAAAGCGCCGTCGTTGGTCATCAGCAGCAGGCCCTCGCTATCCTTGTCGAGACGGCCCACGGGGTACAGGCGGGCCGGGATGTCGGCCACCAGCTCCATCACCGTCTTGCGGCCCAGCTCGTCGCTGGCGGTGGTGACATAGCCGCGGGGCTTGTACAGAGCCAGATAATAGAGCTGCTGGTTCTTCTGGATATAGATGCGCTCGTCGTCCACATGGAGGACGTCGCGGTTGGGGTCCATCTTGTCGCCCACCTTCACGGGGTGGCCGTTGACCTTCACGCGGCCCTCGGCGATGATCTGCTCGGCGGCGCGGCGGGAGCACAGGCCCTGCTCGCTCATGATTTTCTGAATGCGTTCTTCTGCCATGATAAGATCTCCTTGTGCGCCTCCCGGCGCTCAAATAGGGCTGCGGATGAACTCAACCTCTCAGTCTCGCTCACGCTCGACAGCTCCCCTACCGAGGGGAGCCTCTGGCGAAACCATTCACTTTGCGAGGACTGCCAAAGCCTCCCCTCGTTAGGGGAGGTGGCACGCCGCAGGCGTGACGGAGAGGTTTTGCCGCAGCCTCAGTTCAATAACTGCTGCCCGGACAGGCAGCAGATACGGCGTTGTAGTTTTACTCCTCTGCTGCGGGAGCGGCAGGCGCAGCGGCGTCCTTCTTCTCCTCTTTCTTCAGCAGAGCGCTGACCTTGTCCACCAGCTCGGGCAGCATGGTCAGGGCGCGGTCAACGGTGTTGGAGCCGTCGGACAGCTGGATGGTGCGCACGCAGCCGTCCTTCACCACCAGAAAGGCCACCGGCTGGATGTTGACGCCCGCGCCGGAGCCGCCGCCGAACAGGTCCTTGTTGGCAGCGTTCTTGCCGTCGAAGTCGGTGCCTGCGGAAGCAAAGCCGAAGGAGATGCGGGACACCGGCAGGATGGTGGTGCCGTCGTCGGTCTTGATGGGCTTGCCGATGATGGTGTTGGAATCAGCCATCTGGCGGATCTTGTCCATCGTGACGTTCATTAAACCTTGAATCGGATGCTCAGCCATAAAATCGGCCTCCTACTATTATTTTCCGGGAAAACTCCCTCTGGATAGGAGTATACACCATACGATATTATTGTAACACATTTTATAGGAAGACGTCCAGCACTTTTTCGCGCCAGAACTCATACAAAACGCGCAGAGCGGCTGCGACGATGAAGAGCAGCCTTG